ATCAAGCATCGGTGTCATGGGGAGTCCTGAGAATTAGGTAATAAAAAACCCCGCATTAGCGAGGCTTATTGAATTTTTAATTGGAGCTATAACTTTAGGCTTTTAGCTTGAAATGAAATAAATGTTTTTGAATCTGTGGTTGCCATGAATTTTCTTTCACCTGATAACTCAACAATAAAAGCTACATCTTTTTTATTGCCGCCAAGTAATACTCCGGCAATCAGCCCAACCGGGCCCATTAAAACCCCGCCAACCACTCCCCACCCCATTGCTCCGCCAACCTTCTTGACACTATCCTCTGATGCAATCTCAACTGTAATTACGTCTGTGGGAAGTATAATGTCACCGGACATCTGATACCATTTGGTCTTTATAAATAAACTGCCTGACGTAATGCTCATTTCCTCGAAGGGAAAATTGGCCGCATGAACCTTAATCTTTGCCATTTTTTACGCTCCATCCATAACAGTTCGTTACATGATAGCAGGGGGATGGTGCAAGGCAACGCAAAAACCCACAGTTAAGTGGGTTGGGTTTAAAATTTTAATAGTAACTATAGATATAGGTTGTCGCGTGAAATTATATTTACTATGTGATGACAAGCTTTAGGATTAAAGCTTCTTCCCCATTCTTCAATTTGTTCAATTGTAAGCGTTTGGCAACTCCAAGGGATTACACCACTATGTCCAATGCCGCCTTTCCCAAGAGTATCGATAAAGGCGTTGGACTGAATATCATAAATCCTAACCTCGGCAATGCTAACTATGCTGCTAGCCCATAATGACCCACCGGCTAGGCTTTGCATGTTGTCACAGACCAGATACTCATGCTTGTCAGTTAGCATTCTATAAATATGGCTAGCGAGTCCTGCCCCACGAAAATCATTATCTATTACTGCGCTTTTTATTTGTTTTGCGGTGAGAACTCTTCCATCATTTTCAGTGAAATTAAAATCTTTATAAGCGATCCTACCAATTAGAGTGGTAGTCATCTCATCTTCCATATCCTGCTCTAGAAGAGTATTCACTAAGTCTTGCTGGGGTATATTCTGATCATCTAGCTCACTACCATACTCAACATAGAAATCTTGAGTTGTACAGCCAAGGCAGTAAACATCGAGGTAGTAATGATAATCACCACCTGTAACTAAATACTCATCAGCACGGAATAATCCTGCTTCCCGAGTAAAAAAGTGAAAAGTCTCAAGGTGCTCTTTAGTCCCAATCGGGGCTATCCTCAAGTCTTTGTTGTACGTGGCAATTAGATCGGGAGGCATTTATATACCTTTTAATGAAGATTACTGCTCCATTGATTCTTCATGTACATCGCAATGGCAGTCTCAATTCTATCAATTAGGCGATTATCAACCAACATCGGGTACTGGTCTGATGGTTTTACGATATAACGAATTTTTTCGTTGGACATGGCTATCTCAGCGAATGGTATAACTTCACCATCATCATGAGTATTGTTAAGAGTAACAATAAAAAGTTGCCGATTAGGGGATACACGATCGCACAGTCTTCTTACGAAGAATTCATTCAGTGTGTCGTCGTCAACAAAAGAACTCACGACCTGAGTACGATTTTTAATCGTCTGGATCGACCTTCTGGCTAATGTTCTCATGTCCCCTCCAATGCAGCAAACCTCACCACGCCTAAGTGCAAAAAGCCACCGAAACTATAGTCTCCAGTGGCTACTCGTGGAAATATAACCACGGTTGTTGACAAAGAGTGTATAGCTCAAGCTATATCTAATCAACTTTATGTTGTTTTACTATGCTGTTTATAGCTCCGTGACAAAGCATGTAGAGGGGCAAAACAAACGCATACCATCACGCCATCAAGTTTTGCTCTTCTCCATGCGCCTCACGGCTCGTTTAAATAGCTATCAATTTTATATTTTATTTTGTGCTGTTTTTAGTTCGTGTGGAGGCTTCTGTTAACTTTAACACAGTAAACGATAACCCCACCGGTGCACTGACGCGCCAGAAAGCAAAACTATCATCAAGAGCACCGATAAGATGCTCTTTGTGATAATTACGCAGTAACAGTCAAAGCATATACTGCTGTAAAACTACCGTCTGTCGTGGTCACCGTGAGGTTAGCCACTCCAGCCGTAGCACCTGATGGTGCAGAGGCGGTTACAGTTGTTCCTGAAATTGCCGCCGTTGCTCTAGCAGGAACAGAAGACACTACAGTGAATGCTTTATTTGTTGCATTGGATGGGGAAATATTCACTGCAAATGTTGTATTTGCACCAGCGGCCACAGTACCAGAAGTGGGAGTTACTGTTACTCCGGTCACAGCGATAGCGACCTCAGAGCCATCAACGAAAGTGACAGAATCCGCATCAGCAACTTTCCACTCACCAGAGTAAGTAGCAAAGTCAGAAGAACCGAAGTCTGAACTCCACGACGTGGTATTAAAGTAACCTTGAATATAGGTGCCATCATCCACGCCGAGGAAATCAAAGCGAACCCAAAGCCCCGGCTGACGTCCTGCCTGCACCTCAGTGAATAGGTATTTAGACATACTTACCGGGCCAATCTCAGTTGCTTTAGCCCGTTTGCGCCACTCACCTTCGCCTGAAATGGTCAAATCCATATTAGTGACTAGGTTCTCAACTAGCCCCTTAGAATCATCTGCATCTGAAGAGATGGTATTCATTGAATAGTCGAGGCCCTTGGTAGTCAGCGCACCCATGCGCTTCCAATCAGCCGCTAATGGTGGTGTTTCCGGGCAACCAAACGCCATCCGTAAAACAGCGACGCGACCAACCAGCTTGCCGTAATCATTTTGGCAACCTTGCATATTTTTTACCTCTATTAGTTCGGCTTAGTCGCCGTATTTAATTGCGAATTGAAGTCTGTAGACCAAGCGGCCTTCAGTGGTTGTGACGGGGGATGGAATACTGCCTAGGTTTTCAATGTAGCCAATGCAGTCATTTGGATTTGGATTAGCCTGAACGTGCGCAATTATCGCCTGTACTGCATTGTCCGCCGCCTCGTCCTCGTTAACCGCGCCAATCACATCAACCAGGACGTAATACTCACTGCCAAGGTCGTTGCGAATTGAGCTACCGCCATTGGGCCGGAAGACAATGAACTGTTCGTCCAGCTTGCCAGTATCACGCCATTTGAGCATTTGAGTGGTAAAGCCAGTAGTTAACCCAGACTCGACAAAGTAATCGCGAACACGCCGGTGCATTGAAGGAGTCATAGTTTCATTTCCTCCATAATTGCCTTTTCAATGGCTTGTTTACTATCCGCGAAACCTTTGGTGAGAAACTCTTTCTCAGCCGTTGCCCTGCGGAACGTTTGTTTAACATTCGGGTCGTGAACATACATGGCGTAATTTGCCGAATAGCCCACGCGCCCTGTCAGTCTGGTGCCGTTCACGTTGATATCACGAAACTGAGAGTTGATAAGGGTTGATGTATCGATGGGGGTATAGAGTGCAGCCTGTGACGCTCCGATAATTAATGCCTTAGTAATAGCCCTGACAGCTTTCCGGCCTTGAATATCGCCTATCAGCCTTTCTAGATTGGCCTTTGCCTCTCTAATGCCTTTAACCTTCGCTCCCATATCAGACTCCAGTGATAATTGCGTAGTCGTCTGCAATGCGCTCGAATGTGTCGGCATAACGGATGATATGTCTCACCTCATCAGCACCATCCACCTTGGTTGGGTCAGTCGCTACAGAATCGCCAATCAGGATGTAGTCTCCCCGCTCAGCGTCTGCGTACTCAGTCCAGTGCGTGTTTTTGATAACGAACTCTAAACCAAGTCCACCCAGCTTTGCGGTAGCATCACCGCCGTAATCGCACATAATATGAATGGGAGGAAGCCAAGCCTGCTTGCCATAATCATCTGGCTTCCCGTTCTTCTTCCATAACGTTGCTGTTGCCGTGTAGCTCCAGTTTGCAGCACTACTCATGATAGGTAATCCTCGTACTGATCTGGGCAACTGGGGCAATCAGGGCATTTCTCACAATCAGGTTTTTCTTCTTGCTCTTCCTTTCCCATCAATTTCCCCTTACCGTCATAAATAGCCCGACCGGATTACCAACAGTAATTGGAAGCCCACTAGTGCACCCAGACACATCCATAGCCATTAACGAATCACGAAGCTGCGTTAGCCCTGCCTCGCCATATTCGAATGACCGTGAAGCACCTGATGGCGCTGATTGTGACTTAATCTTCCTGGCACCAGACGAGGCAGCCATTAGCGCTATTGCATACAGCTTAATTAGTTGCTGAACGCAATCGTCATAGCCTGCCCCGTCTAAGCAAGTATCGATTTTATCAACCTGGCAGATGATCAGATTCAGTACAGTGTCCGGGATGGCGTAGCCCAGTTCTGCCAGAAGTGATTTAACATCTGCGGGAGTGATCTGGGCTGCCATTGTTATTTCCCTTTTGTAGTTGCTGCTTTCAACGCGGCTTCGGCGGTATTTGCCCGATTGGTTTCGCTGGCCAGTTCATCGTCCTTTGCTTTCAACGCGGCTTCGGCGGCAACGAGTGCCGCTTTAAGTTCGTCAATTTCAGGGGATGGAGTGGCAACCTCAAATTCACGGTTATCAGTAACTAAGCGGACATGAGAAACCAAAGAGGGATGCAGTTTTTGTAGTTCAACCACATCCCCCTCTTTCTGACCAGTAATCCAAGGCCGAGTGATTACGTACTTTTCCATTCCTATCTCCTTAACTCATGTCAGCAGCATAGAACACGCCACCACGACCGTTAACGTCAGCCTTGATTTGAATACCCATCAGCGCCCAGATCATGAAGTCGTAGTTTGCGTTTGGCATCAAGCGCGGCACTGCAACAGTTGATACCGGTGCACCAACTAACGGGCTGATGTATTCGCGATTCTTCACGTAACCGAAGAATTCGTTACCCTTCATTTTGAATGTAGAGCGGAAAGCTTTAATGCGGGAGAAGCGCAGAATTTCCTCACGCAGAGTGCCTTCTTTATAGTTACCAGATTGAGACAATGGCGCATCCAGACGGCGGCGAATCTCTGGGGAAATCCACAACACATCAACAGCATCGATGTAGTTGTCATCCAGAATTTTTGCGAAGTCCTGGTTAAAGAACGCGATGATCTGGTCATTAGTTGCGGTAACCAGATTAATGTTGGCACCTGAAGCACCTAAATCGATTTTCTTGGTGTTACGGTGGTTACGAATACCCTGACCAACATAGCCGCCAGCCTTGGCACGTGATGAACCATCCAGCATATAGTCGGCAATATGACTGAACACCTTCACCATCTTGCGAGCCTGAGACTCGACAACTAAATCGATGTTTTCAGACTTGAGTCCAGTCCAGTGACGCCAGTTCACACCGAAACCAGCAGTAAAGGCAGGAACCGGATCGCCATCAGTGTCAAAATCGATATGATCTTTGTACACAGGAGGCTGGGCATCCATAGAGATGGTTACTTCATCAGAGATATCCTGACCAACGGTGTACAGTTTCGCAGTTTTGCCAGGGTTAATCGGCGTTCCGATTGATTGCAGGTCAGTTAAAAACTCGCGGCCCTGGTCATTGTCGCGGATCTGGATGATTTGGTTATCCACTTCCTGCCAGAAGTCACGCGTCAGAATGCCCGCGGCATTTTTAACGTAAGCTTCGCTGTTCTGCATGCCGCCTTGGATCAGACCTTCAGTAATGTTGGCCTGTGCGTTTGCAGCAATGCGGCGTTCTTCTTGCAGCGCCCGGTACTGCGCCATATATGCGGCATTGTTGAAATGCCCATCTGCGTGGTTAAAAACTAACATTCATATCTCCTTAAGCAGCGCGAACGATGACGAGTTCAGCGGAAGCGCCAACGGTAAACTTCTCTTTCGAGTAAGCTACAATGTGATCGGTACCCACAACGCCAATGCGCAGAACACCAGTCGCGTCAACAGCCAAAGGAGTATCGACATTCAACGCGGCTGCTGCTTTCACCAGCATTGCAAACGATCGACCAGTCTCGAAATAGTTGCCCACTCCAATATCACCAATCGCTACAGTTTCGGTCACTCGCTTACCTTGCAGATAATCAACGCCGATAGCATAAAGCTGGACACCCTCACCCGCGCCAGCAGTGACAAACTTGTCGAACTTGTCATCTGAACCGATAAAAGCCAAGCTGCCCGGCAACACTGTAACCTTCATTTGGCGGTTTTCTGTTTCTGCCGCGCCATCAATGTTAATGCGGTTATATCGAGCCATTTACGCCACCTTCCCCGGAATGTAATCAGCCATATCGTCCTGCGCGTCACCGTGGTTAAACGCACCATTTAGCCCAATAGTTGTTTGGGTTTGAGCAAACAACCCATCTAAAGCCTCACCCGCTAGCGTATTAACTGCGGCATCTTCAAGCTTGAATTTAGCCTTCACTGCTGCTCGCTTGGTCGCCAGTTCTTTATCTGCATTGGCTGCTAACTGAGTTTTTAACCCGGCAAGCTCGTCGCTCAAGGGCTTTACCGCTGCATTTACTGCGGCAGTAATGGCATCAGTGTTGACAGTGGTGTCAGCAGGCTTAGCCATCAGTTGGTTGTAGGCATCCAGCAGCTCGGCCTCAGTTTTGCCGTCAGTCGGCTTTCCAGCAGCTTTCAGCGCATTGGTAATCATGTCTTTCATTGGATTTAATTCTCCGTTGGTTTTAACTTCGTCGTACTCGACTTTTTTAATGACTTCGGTTGGTTCGCCAACGAGTTGCGCTGTCTGCGACTCATCGATTAGGTAGGATTGTTTAAACTTTTTTGGGCCATCTTCGTAGATGAAATAATTGGGGTAAATGGACTCAATCCAGCGACGAATATCGAATTCACGGCCAGCATTCAGCACATTGCTAATAGATTCGTAGATTTCACTGTGGGACAGTTGCGAGTTAGTACTGAAATGAAACAGAACCTTGTTAAACCAGCCTTCGCGGGTGCAATCGGTAGAATCAGCCAGGCTTACCGTTTCAATCTGAAGTTCCTCACCCGCAGCATTAACAAAAATGCCTACACCCTCACGTGGCGTTCCGGCTGGCGTCTCATGCAATAGAATTGCGCAGTGGTCGTAGGCATGGTTACGAGCAATCCAGTTGTATTTTTTACCCTTCGATACTCCCTTTCCTGCCGAACGATTCAGATTTAGCCCGGTTGATACGCCGACTGGCTCAACCTCTTCCCCCGCTTTCATGTCGTCTAGTCGATTAACGACCTCTTTACCCTTATCCGTAGCTTCGGCATAACGGCGGTTAACGCACATATCCATCAGTACGCGATCGCCGTCTTTACGAACGTTGCGAGCAAAAGCACCGATGTGATACTCGTTGACGGCCCGCACATTACTCGCGCTGACGTATTGGCCCTCAATCTTCGGGTGCCCATAGGGCATGGGCTTACCTTCAAGGCTTTTAAAGCCCTTTGAAATCTCGTCTGCCGGGTACAGTCCGCCATTGAGCACGATATCGTCGATGACCGGACAGACGTCCTTCACAACGATGTGCTCAACGCCATCAATGATTTCTGAGGTGATGTTTGAAGCGGAGTTGATGACCGACAGCACGTTTACGCAGATGCGTGACATGCTGAGTCCTCTTTATGGTTTAATCGGTGGTGGTGCTATGCCGTAACGCCTTCCGTCTCTTGCCACTGCTTGCGCTCAACTACAAGACGTTCAATTAAGTTAGGGTTGAGAAGTTTGCCGCTGTCATTGACAATTGCTGGTATCTGGCTGCAATAGCACCGGTATTTATTACCATCAATGCTGTACCACTCCCGCACATCGGCAACAGTACGCAATCGACCATGCCAATAAGCATGGGTCATTCGCGTTGTTGGCTTAAGTGCTGACAGATGCAGCAACATGGTATTCAGTCCAAGGCGATCTTTAGCCCACTCTGTTTCCGCCCACTGGGCTTGACGCAATGCACTAACCTGCTCAGTCTGAGCGATGTTCTCAGCCTTACTCATCGATACATCAAGACGCTTGCTGATTATGCTGGCAGTTTCTCGGGGGTTAACTCCTCGACCTATAGCGTCAGCCAGAACGTTAGCTAAATCAGCGCGAGTGGTATCCGATAACCCTTTCCAGTCGCTATACACCGGCACGTATGCCATCTGTATCTGATTAAGGTAAGGTGCACTAAACAGCAATTGAGATAACGTGGTTTGCGCGGAATATATGGGGGACTGTGCCGCAAGGTTTGTATAGGCATTTAATGTGCCGCGTTCAAATTCAGATGAGACATATGACATAGCCCAAATATTCTGACCATTACCTTCAAGCAGATAATCGTCAAGTATCGTCTGCACAATCTCCAGTAGCGCCGCCAATCGCCTTGCGTCCATGTCGTAGATAAACTCTCCGGCATTGACGTAATAAAGTGATGGCAGATCATCGGCTTCGTTATTGCAGATAATGGCGGTTGATTGAGAGTTATTGGTTTGAATGGTACCGGTTAGATAAATATCGAATTGCTGTCTGAGCGCTACTTTGATGTCGTAATACCGCTGGGCGATATCACTGCGCATCTTATTTACCTGGCGGCTGCTTTGAGTTGGGTCCGCTTTGTTTCTTGGTATCACCGGCAGGCCCGGACGTTTGTTTATCATCGGTCAACGGGTCTCCTATTGGTAGCGGTGGTAGCTCTATCTCGTACTCTGGCAAAGTTGGTAACTCAGCGGCGGCCCGGATTTCGTTCTCTTTAATAGCTGAACGCCCAAATGCGTTTTGTGTCTTAACCGCTACATCAGCCATCTTGTCAGCATCAGCAATTTTCTCTGCCTTGCTGGGCGCGAGTAAGTCAGACCATGAGATTGTAATCTCGCCCGTTGGTGGCTCATCAATAATGCCGATAGTCCAGAAGCGAGTAAGCACTGTTTCAATTAAGTCAGACAGGAAGCCATTGCGCCGTGACATGCGGGTTTTGGCCCAATCTTTCGCATCTTCAGATGATGCTCGCTCACCCGTTTGCATTCCCATCAACACCTTGAAAGGCATGGGTATGGTTGAGCAGAACTCATTAATGAGGGTGCGCCACGTTGGCTCAGGATCTCCCGGCGTAACCGATAACACCGTAGCTTTACCTGATTGCATGAACGCAGCGCTATCAGTGCTATTATTTAGTCGCTTAACCTGCTCATCTAAGCCATCAGCCAACCCATCTGGCGGGACGCCTAATGCGGCTGCCAGCGTCTTAAAGTTAGTATCTTTATCGAACTCGTAATTTAGCTGTCGGCTGGCATTTTTCAGGAAGCCCTCAGCAGCGCCGCCAGATGTCTTTTCGATATCAAGCAGCTTGTTGAAGCCAGCCCTTAACAGTGGAACGCCAGAGGTTAGCGTCCCATCCTCGGAACCTTCAGCCAGGATGATAACGCGATCAGGGTGAATATTGACTTGCCGAGATGGTGCGCCGCTATACTGCCCTTCAACCGGTAATTCGGTATAGGAGTACATTTTGGGTTGCCCGTAATTCTCGCTAAGCGGGTCGGTATCCCAGTCAGAAACATCAAGCTGCGACTCCCATACGGGAATTAGCCTAATGAGTGCTTTCTCCTTAAGCGATCCGATGGTGGTTGCCACTATTGGTTCAGACCATTGAGAGTTATCACGTAGCTGAATCAACAGGGCCGAATAACGCCCAACAAGATTACGCCGGTCAGCGTCTTTAATTTGCTTCCAGCAGCGCTTGAGTAGCTTCTTAGTTGCTTTATCCCATGGTGTTTCCCCCTTGGAATCTTGCGATTTTTCACCATCAAACACTTCTGGGTAATCTTCCCAGCAGCCTTCAACCATCCTCTTTATTGCAGCCCCGGCCACTGCATTCCGTTCGTAGGCGTTGTAATACTCATCGAAAGTCAGGTTCTCTGGATATCCAAACTCCTGATATATCCGAGTTCGCTTAGTATTTCCTGACTTGCCGAAGCTGATGTTCATCATTCGGGCGCGTTCAATCGCCAGGCTATTCACCGCCATGGACAACGCTTTAATATCGATATTATTGCTCACGTCATCCTCCGTCAGCGCTTACGCACCAACATGCCTTGAATGGATAATTTGTTTTTCGTTGCCACAGCAAAATAACGGAAACCGTCACCGGCATGTGATGTATGGTCATGAAGTGGCTTATCTTTCCAGCAGCCACGCTTGTCATCCCACTCTTTACGGTAGCCTTCCAGATGAGTAATGCCTTCAGCACATTTCTCTTCATCAAAAACGCAAAGTGGCAATATTTCGCGAGTAGACTCAATGCCCGAATCAATGCTCAACTTCGGTACAACATTGAATTCGATACTGTAGGTTTCACCATCTACCTCATATCCTTCCGACGCTAACTGCCGGCGGGTCTTGCCATCACCAGAAAACTCACGGTTATCGATATCATGTGGTGCCCAGTGTTCACCGTATTCATAACCCCGCTCTTTCAGTACCTTCATGTAATGCCTAAGCCCTTCTCCGCTATTCTCGTAGTAGTCAATGATGTGATATTCACTACCAACCTCACGGACAAACCAAATTACCGTCGAATCACCCACACCTAAATCCCAGTAAGTGTGAACCGGCAGATGCGAGTTATCAGGTAATTTGCAGATCCGCTTATTGGTATAGAGCCAGCGGAATTGTTTGGCGTAGTAAGCACCCTCAACAGACTGCTGGAATGCTTCGGCGGGGATGGTTGGATATTCCCGCTTCATATCGTCGCCAAGCGTCTTCTCTTTGGCGTAGTACCATGCTTTCTGGCGCTCGTTAAGAAGAACGCAGTGCTTAGCTTCCATCTCAGCAAAGTAATCAACAAGGCGTTGCGGTAAAGCCTCAACCGGGTCGATTGCGTACTGCGGATTCTTCCACCATGAGAAGAAGAAAAACTTCCAGTCCAGCGGGGATAATTTCTTACCCTGCAACTGAGCTTTCTCAGCCGTCTGGCAGTAATCGAAAAAGTAACCAGCACGGCCTTCAGCAGTGCTTTCTATCGTAGCAAAGCAACCAGTCGATACTGCCTCAAACGCACCAGTGACAATCTCACGCGCTTTATCAGGATACTTGGCGCATATCTTGCCGAACTCTGAAACGTGCAGGTAACGCAGCGTGCCGCCACGGAATGAGGTGCTGACGTAGAGTGACCCGCCTTTGTTAAATACCAACTCGCCAGCGGAATCATTACTTGCCGGATTGGCTGCTTTGATTTCATCGGGCAACTTGTCGTAGGCGTATTTTACCTTTTCGCGAAACAGCCGCCTGGCGTCATTCAGTGTGTGGGCAATCAAGGCGCATTTAGCAGACTCAAACAGCGCGGCGTCCAACTGAATGATGCAAACCTCGGTCGTGAAGCCAAGTTGACGAGCTTTAAGAATAATATTTCGAGTGTGGATACTTTCGAAGTATTCGCGTTGCTCAGGAGTCATCCTGAAGCGGATTGGCTTGCCTTCTTTGTCGGTGATCCAGTAAAGGTTATTCAGCCGCCAGTCTTTATCTGCCAACAGCTTGAGGTGCTCAGGTTTCATTAAGCCCCCTGAGACAATGAATCCATTAGGTCGGAGAGTTTACTAACAACGTTATCGCCTTTGTCGTCGCCGATATCGTAGGCTTGGCGCTCAAGGCCAATAAGGTTCTTCATAGCGTCGCTGAGTGCCTTAACTGCTTTGACTCGTTCAGGTAATGCGATTATCGACTGATAAACTTCATTCAGGCGGTCACGCCCATTCTCATCTGGCTGGAGCATTAATTCGCCTAATTTGCGAAGAGCCTCAATGTCTGCGCACTCAGCACCCAGCTCATCAAATAGGGCGTTGGTTATCTCTCTGGCTCGCCGGATGTCACCACGATGCTCCATACGGACGTTAGCAATGACCTCGGCGTTTGCCTCAATCAGTATCCGCTCAGATAAAGCCTTTCCGGTGGATACCTGCGTGGATACCTCGCGTTTGGATACCAGCGCATCAGCCTTGGCTTTTATCTTTGCCTTGAGGTCTCGCTCCCATCCGTCACGCTTTGCTCGCTTGTTAATAGCGCCGTGAGTGATGCCGTGTTGTGATGCTATTTCTCGGATAGACATCAAGCCAGCTCGGTACGCCGATTCGATGGCCTCCCAATCTGGTTTGGTCATTTTTAGAGTTTCCTGCTAGTTGTTAAAGTCTCAGCCGCTGATTAGTTGACACCTAGATAGGTGAAAACCTCTATAATATTCTGTCAAAGGCGCTTGTTAGCACATTTTGCAGAGTTTTATAAATTGATAGCCGTTGTGAAAGTGGCCCTCAACCTTGGTTTTTTTGGATCACGCCGCAGCGTAAAGCAATTTCATCTGCCCCTTAACTGGGAACGCTGCCATGCAACGGGCATCAAAATCACGGTAATCAGAGCAACCATTCGCTATTGATGTGACGCGGATAATTTGATGCTCAACAAGGGTTAGAGCATCTGGTTTCAAGTATTGATGGATTTTCTCACCCTTTTTAATCATGCCTTTTACTTCGGCATAAACGTCAGGTGGCAGCACCGGCCCATAAATCCACTTTGCGCTAATAAGGCTAAACAGCATCGGCTTGCGATCGCTTCTATGACGTGGCAAACCTGACATTCTAAATAAAGCATCGTAGAGTGGATCGTTGAATCGCTTCTCCCATGATAATGGGTCATTCAGTAAGAATATTGCCTTGATGCGATAATCATCGACAGGCATTGAGACCCCGCGAATGATGGACTCAATCTGTTCATCACACCAAATCTCGAAATCTACTGAAAGCCAGCTAGCAAAACGCACTGCCAACTTAGGATGCAACCATGTACCCCCGCCGCGATCTTTTCGGGCGCGACTGGTTTTTACATATGTGATTTTCCCATATCTACTTTTCAGTCCTTCGATATAGCGAATCGTCTCTGGCAGTCTCAACCACTGCGCAGGTTCTTTATCAAACTTAGATGCTGCGGTAGTGGCATCAATCCATCCGTCTTCATAAAAACGCATAGAGTGGCCTTCGAAATTAATCGGAATAATATTGCTCATCGTATTTCCTTTCGGTGGTGCGAGCCTGTTCGCGTAGATATAGGCAGCCCGAGAGTGGAACGATGAAATCCACCGCCCTATCTCAGACTCACACTACGGAAAGCTCTCGGGGTTACGCACGCGAATGCGCAGATGGTATTGCAGGCACAAAAAAGCCCCACCGAAGTGAGGCTTGATATTTGAAGGTGTGCTCAAATTTGAGCTTATCTATTCGCGGCTTTGCCACTCCTCTCGGCGTTGCTACACCACTTCTCGTCTTTCCGAGCCGCCAAGATAGGCCCAGTGAAACAGGCGGGATCACCTCGATTTATTGTCGCGAGATTTTTTCTTACTTAACCGATACTCGTCCATGCAATAAATGCATGCACCGTTATTTGTTTTCCTAATTCCAAGGTGATGCTTGGCGCAGTTAGACCCAATATAAGTTTTATCGCCATTTGAAATAGCTAACTTACGAGAGGAGAAAAATGAAATAACTGCTGTTGATGATTTTATAGTCTTCCTTGGCTTTGCTTTCCTTTTTGGAGGTCTCACACGAATATGGGAGGGATATCTTTGACTGGTATGCCTTCCTTTCATTATGCAATCTTGGATATTCTCTTTATGTGTCCCTGGCTTTAAATGCTCAGGATTAATGCAGGCGGGGTTGTCACAAATATGCATAAGCTCTTTATTTATTTGGTCATAATTACCAACCGTCAATAAATACATAACCTTATGCGCACCTAGCTGATGTTTTCCAACCTTAAATCTTCCATATCCACACCTATCAAGATTGCTGCTGTATTCGTGGCATCCACGTTCGTTAATAATAACTTTCCTATTAAGGCGCTCAATTAGCGGAACTCTTCCTGTAAGGGAGAGTAAATACTCTGGGGTGAACTCTTTTTTCATTTCGGACACCTATAGAAAGCAAGCCTGTTCGCACAGAAAAGCCGCCCAAGAGAGGTCCGCACCTATACGGCTGTTCTCAGGTTTGCTTTCTGTAGGCTCTTGGTTGGATACGCTTGCGACAGCGTTAGGGATAAAAAAAGCCCCGCTATTGCGAGGCTAAGAAGCTATCTATTCCTTGTCGGGGGAATTAGTCTTTCAGGAATTCTTCAGTGGGGAATGACATCTCACCCATCATTAACTCAGCGCCAGTGCTGGTGACGATTACTGTGTGGTGTGGGTGAACGTTTTCAGCCAGCCACTTAATCAATGGCTTTGATGCTTCTTCGAAACTCGCTAGCTTTTTATTGCTGTCGGTTATGTTGCACTCACCAAGGCATGGGCCTTTATCGGTAAAGCAGTTAACACAAGCGTGATCGTGGGTTTTATTTTTATCGAAAGTTTCATGGAAGCCGCCGCCCATGTTGTACCACTGCCAGCACTTACCAAACTCACGGTTTAGCGAGTTATCATCAAGACTATCTATTACATTCATGTCAGTTACTGCGCCTTCATGTTCAGGCTGATACCCTTCTCCGATTGCAGTCTTGATGTACTCAACCATCTCTGCGCGTGGCGGGTCTAATGTGATAGCTTGTTCTGCTGTTTTCTGAGTCATGATTTATCCTGTATGCGTGATTGTTCGATTTTACGGATGCTCACCTTATCTGCGTTGCACTGCTCTATGACCGTCAACAAGGTGTCATTCAGCAATAGGCTGTTACCCCAAGTTAATATCTCGGGTATCTCTGGGGGTATGCAGTCAGAAAGTAAGCTTGCTGGTATCGGTACCTGTGGCACCTGAACGTATTTGATTTGCGTGTTTCCGCAAGAGGTCAGCAGCGGCAGCAGGAACAGGCTTATTAGTACAATCGTCGCCTTTAATCGCTTCTCGAATGTAAACAACACGAGCCTCACCCGCTTGAGCAATTTTCTGTTTGTCATTCTCGTTGGCCTTGGCGATATCGTTGATGATGTTAACCATGCGTACCTGGTTACTGAGAATGAACAGGGCCTCGTCGCGTTCTTTAGCGGCCGCATCTGCCTTGTCGTGCCATTCATCAGCCTGGTTGTAATAGTGAAGTGAAAGTCCAGCCAGAATGATGAGCACTATCGCTGGCAGATAGGTGAATATGTTCTTTATCCCGCTAAACATAATTCCCTCTCTATCTCGCGTCGGTTCTGTAATCCCTTCCACGGCTTACCACCGGCATATGTCCAGCGGCGTAACTCATCGCAAGCGCCTTTGATGTCGCCAGTATTGAGTTTTTTAAGTAGGGTGGATTTAGTGAATGCGCTTTGTCCAACGTTATAAGTGAATGAGTACAAGGCAGCTTTCTGGTATTTGCTCAGCGGGACTTTTACCGCAGCATCTACAGTACGCTGTACCGGTGCCAAGTCTTTCTGCAATAAAGCATCGCACTCAGCATCTGAATATTTTTTGCTGGGGATGATGTCTTTACCAGTGTGACCATCGCAGACCGTCAGCACGCCAACGACATCGTAGTAAGCCACATACTTTCGGCCCTCTAACCCATCTTCACCACCAAGCAATGCTCCGGCTATTGCTAATGCCCCGGCAGCAGATGCGCCAATTATCTTATTACGAAGAGCTGGACTCATTAGCCTTCTCCCGCAATTGGAATTCTTTACGCTTGTAATGCCAATTCACACCAAAGGTGCCGACAGTACAGATAATGCCGATTAGAACAGCCCACTCATTTAATGACAGCGCACCAAGCATCGTGGTTATACCGCCGAACCAGTAGGATGAGCCGCTTGAATATTT